GTAGCTTATAAAAGTCTGTAGTGTAGTAGTTGAACCCATGCCCCGGCCAGTTCCCTGTCTTTGGGTTTTCGGAGACAATGAATCCCCCAACTTTAACGAGGTTGTGCTTGTTCTTCCAACAGTTGTAGATTGCTTTGATGTCATGCTTGCCGTTGGTGCCAACGTGTTCGGAGGTTCCTGCATCCACCAAAAGGTCATACTGTACTCCGAAATCGTGAAGCAGGGACAGGTCGTATGGCTGACTTCCGTTTTCTCCGCTAATGTCAATGGCCGTGTATTGCTTGTTTGCATAGTAGGTATCTTTAACGTATGGTGCAGGTAGTGTAGGATGGCGGTAATCATTCTGTGCGCCTAAATCCACTACTGATTGCACTCTGTCAATTACAAGGTCTATTAGTTCGATTGTTTTGCCTGTGTAGCACATATTTGTTTAGTTTGTATAGGTTCATGTAAATCGCATCCATGAATAGGTGGATAAATATAATCTTTGAATCTTTCATCCGTTTGTCTTGGGTTATTGCAAAAGGATTTCTCTTTACCTTGCTTTCGATGTATGCAACCTGAACAAGTTATCTTTTCGGACATATTACAAAGTTAATCTTTTACTTTTTTAGACTTATCAAAACCAAATGCTTGGTCAAAACATTCCACTGACCATGATGCTTCAAAATGTGCATCTTTATAATCCATATTTGGCTTTTTTATTACTTCAACAAACACATCAAGATATAACTGCTTTCTTTGTTGTTCGTGCTTTATTTTATCTAAGTTGTCCATAACTAATCTTTTACCCCCCAATTAATGAAGAATGGATCCACTGGCATAAATTCCCTGTATGCAAGTCCACCATACGGCTGCACCTTTACACCATTGATATTCATGATAGCTGATAATAACGATTGATCATGTCTGCTGCTTACATAGTGCGGATTCTTACTCTCGTTATGATGAAAGCAATTGTTGAAAGCACCTTCAATCCACTTATCGAAAATCGGTTTAGTCGCAGGATGGTCGAAGTCGAACACTATGCAACAAGCCATAATCTGATACATCTGCACTACCTGTGTGTAATCTCTTAACCCTAACCATGCGATTTGGTGATCGGGCATATACTTATGTAACGGATGCCCTTCATTGTTCCACGCAACTATACCATGCTCGGCTGCAAGTTGCCAGAGTGGGTCAGGGTTGCGCATTACTCGAATGGTTGAATCGCACCAAATAATCTTTCGGTACCCAAACTCATACGCTTCGGCTATCATTACCGGCTTGAACTGATACGGCATATTTTGATGCGACCATGATTCGTACTGCTGCGACTTCGGCCATTTGCCTTGCAGTATTTTCCTACCCCGGTATTCATCCACATAGCCATCCACACTCCGCAAATGAGTGTCATAGTCGGGAGCATTGCGATTTATAGACCGGATTAGCCCTAACATCGCCTCGTTATAGTTCTCCCTGCCTGTGGAAGAAAGGGATGTGATTACCTTGCCCATATTATTGATTATTTAATATTACCGAGCCATGAAAATCTTTAAATGTTTCCATTTTCCATTCAGTATAATGTTCTCCTATTTCTACACACGTTGTACCATCACCAGTATTTATAACTGTTCCACGGCTAGGCCAATTAAATAAAACTATTATACCGGTTTTATCACCTATCATTAATTTGGGGTACTCAGTATTTGAATCTTGTTTCTTTATTTCTACTTGTGATGTTACCTTGCCCATATTACATTTTCTAAATTGTTTAATAATTTCTTATGCAGTCCGAACCCGTTGCAGTACTCTTTAATGAGTTGGAATAAGTCAGCATTGCCATTGTGTTCAATGCATACCATTTGTGTACCAGATAGGTTGATCTGCTCCAATATCTCAAAGTCCATACCCTCGGCATCAATCGAAATGAAATCGAATACCTTGTAGGGGGAGTTCTTGACCAATGTCTTATAAGTCCACACCTCTGTCATACGTTCCTTAAACTCTGTACCATTCCATCTCTTAATCTCTGATTTCTTAATGGTGGATAGCAGCGATACATCGCCCCTGTTCAGATGTGTTCCCATTTCATGGAAAGTACAAGTGCCATCAGCCGTACCTATTGCCACATTGAACGCTTTAACCTTGTCATTGGGTGGGATCCTGTTGAAGGCATCTTCACTCGGCTCTACAAGTACTCCACCCCATCCGTTGAGTTGCAGGGAATAGGTATTGGACAAAGTTTGTCCATCATTGGCACCAATGTCAAGGAATACTCCCGATGTGCGGAAGTACTGTTCGATTACATCTTGTTCGTTGTTTTGGGAGTATCTCATTTGCCGTAGGTTTCGGTGTAGTATTTTCCTCCGCTTGCACATGGCTCACCATTAATTCCATGTCCAAATAATGCACAGTCAAACGCATCCATTATCTGCTGCTTTTCCATTTCTTTGGCTTGTTGAATAATATCTATTGGTATTAAACCAATAAAATCTTCTACTTGGTCTATTAACCAATCCACCGCCGTCTTTTGTTCCATGTTATTTCTGTTTTAGTTTTTCAATTTCCCTCTCAATATACCACTTCGCTTTTTCTAAATCCTCAATCGGATTGTCAGTCTTTCGCCCCGCCCGTGCAACATACTTGATTACATTGCCGAGCGAGAAGTTCAACCCCCATGCTTCGATAACGTTAATGGCTTCATAGGTGCCGGAGTGGTAGTAGGGTTGTGGTGGGGTTGGTTCTGTTTTGCAATAATAGCATTCTTGTACACCATTTTCTACATTTTTATTAAGCAATTGTTTAGTATCCTTACAATGTCGGCACCAATATAGTTCCATAACTTACTTATTCGTTCTAAACTGATAATGATAAAGTTCCTTCTCAATCTTGACCTCACTTTGCAGAACCTTTGCATTGTGCATTGCAGTAGCATAGAGGTAATCTTCCCCAATCTTTATGTCTTGGAAAGGAAATTTTATGGCTATCTCCCTGCGCACAGGTACAATGTGATTAGGATAGCGATAATAAGCCCCATCCTTCGCTTCATAGCCGTATTCCTTACTTATGTACCACTTCCGCTCATCCTTGCCATTGGTGGTCATTATTCCGTTAAATACGATAACATCGGGATCCTGTTGTGCTGCTTCAAGTATGTCAGCGATGTAGGTGGGTGCAATCATATCATCATCATCCACGAATACAATATACTTGCCTGTTGACTTGCCTATGAGATAGTTCCGTTTGCGCCCTGTGGACATGGCACCATTATCCGATTCAACAATGATTTCAACCTCATCAGTTAGCTGATTAGATAACCGTGCTTTCTGCTGCACTAATTCCTGCAATAGTCTGGTAAGATAACCCTCACGGCCTTGGATGGTGCAGATTAGAATTGATAGGGTCATATTGCTTCGATTTCGGTTTTTACTTCTTGCCAATAACAATTAAATGGCGTTCCATACATTGAAAGTATACTAAACTGCCATTGAGTGTTCAATATCTCATCTACTACAATTAAGGCATACTTTTTGGAATCATACCAGTGAACACAGCCATTGGGAAAGTAAGAATTTGATTTTTCAACAATACCTGTGCCACCACCCTCTACATTATACATCTTGCTAACCAACTCTATAGCTTTTTCTTTCGGTGTCATACATTCTCATTTGGGAATCCGGCGGCTGACCGCTTAATGTAGGTTTGCTCGTCAATGTGGTAGTAACCCTGCGTGTGCCGTAACTGGGCATCAATAGGTTCTCCAGTCCAAGCAGGGTGGTAATGGTCGAAGATGCGCTCCGGCACATATTTCCACTTCCCTAACTTCTTCGCAACATCCATAGCCTCATTGTCGCACCACAGGGAGAAGTATTGTGGATGGTAGATGTAGCCAAACCGCTCATAGTACGTCCTGCCCATTATGCTCATGGTAGGTAGTAAATGATTAACCCTTCCGTCTGGGAAGTGGATGAATTGGTCAAGATTGTCAGCGAAAGCATTAATGATTTTGATGTCATAACCAGGTACAAGGAAACGCATATCATCGCTCATGTTCACCACTATATCCCCCTTCCATCCTTCCATACCCCTGTTGATGGCGTGTACCTTGCTATTGCTTTTACCGTGTGTGAAGTAGATATTCGGTTCCCTTTGCAATTCGAGGTAATGGGTACTATTCAGCGTTACATCATCATCATCATCAACGGTGATACCGATTGTATAATCCGCTTTGTGCGAATATGCCTTAATGGTGGCAATGGCAGCAGTCATTTTTGTTGGCCTA